TTGATATGACTTCAATAAATATGTTTCAAGAAATGTCTAATATGAGTTTCTTAAATGCAATTCATTTAATAAATAAATATGATGATAAAACTTTATTATACTTTATGGCTTCATCTATAAGATCAATTGAAGAACCAGACAAACCATTAGGAGAAAAATTATTTGAATTTGATGTCATTGGGCTTTTATTATGCCATACACTTGATGTTATAGAGTTAGTAAGTAGTTCAATGCCACAAGCAGATAATAGTAGTAAAAAGTCTAAAAAAAAAGCAATGCAAAAGAAACAGGTGAAATAGATGTTGACTGGCTATATTATGTTTATACAACTATATTAAAGAGAACAGAAAATGAGTTTTGGAACTCTACACTAAGAAAAGTTGTATCTCAAATAAGTATTCATAATAATTTATACAAAAGTGAAAAGCAAGAAAAAATAAATGAAGATACAGAAGTTTTAAAAGTTTTAGGCTAAGGGGGTGAGATATAGATGGCTAATGAACAATTATTGGTTACCTTGGGTGTACAGGATAAAGGTGCTACTACACAGATAAGAGCATTAAATAAAGAATTAAAATCTTTAGATACACAATATAATTTAACTGCTAAAAGTGGTAATAGATTCGACGAGAGTTTAGCAACTTTAAATAAAAAACTTAGTTTGTTAGAACAAAAATATGCTGTGCAAACTGCAAAACTTAATACTTATAAGAATCAGATAGAAACCGTTAGAGCAAGTATTAGTAGGAAAACAGAAGAATTAGAAAAGCTAAAAAATAGTCAGGAAGATAATGCAAGTGCTATTGCGAAAACTGAAAAACAATTAAATATATATAGAAATCAGCTTAAAAATGCAGAAAATGGAGTTAAGGAAACTGAAGCTCAATTAGAGTTATTAACCGAAGAAATTAATAATACAAATAAAGCTATAGATAATTTTGACGCCACTCAAATGTCTAAAGAATTAAAAGAGGCTGGAGAGAGCTTAGAAGATTTAGGCGGTAAGTTAGAAACTGTTGGAGGAAAGTTGAACTCTGCTGGTAATACACTGATTGGTTTATCAGCACCGATATTGGCTTTCGCTGGATATGCTACTAAAGCTGGGATTGACTTTGAGCAAGGCATGGCTCAAGTACAAGCTATAAGTGGTGCAACAGGAAGTGAATTACAAGCATTAACTGAAAAGGCTAAAGAAATAGGAGAGTCTACTCAATGGTCAGCGACTCAAGCGTCAGAAGGGTTACAATATCTATCATTAGCGGGCTGGGACACACAAAGTATGCTTGCTGGGATAACACCAATCGTAAATCTTGCAACTGCTTCGACTGAAAATTTGGGAACGGTAAGTGATATAGTATCTGATGCATTAACTGCATTTGGATTATCGGCAAAAGATGCAGAAGCTTTTTGTGATGTTTTAGCTGCAACAGTTAGTAATTCTAATACCAATGTGGCTATGCTTGGCGAAACATTTCAATACGCTGCTCCACTAGCTGGAGCATTAGGTTTTTCTATGCAAGATGTGGCAACTGCAGCAGGGTTAATGGCTAATGCAGGAATAAAAGCAAGTGTTTCTGGAACTGCATTAAGGACATTATTTGCGAATATGGGGGAAAAAATTGAACTAGCTGGACAAGCGTTTGACAAAACTACAATATCGACGACCAATCAAGACGGTACTATGAGAAACTTGAATGATATAATAGTAGATTTAAGAAAAAGTTTTCAACAAATGACAGAAGCTGAAAAAACTGCTAATGCTGAAATGATAAGTGGAAAAACTGGTATGTCAGGTTTACTTGCAGTGATGAACGCAACAGACGAAGAATTTAATAGTTTAAGAAATAACATCATTAATTCTACAGGTGCAACTCAAAAGATGGCTGAAGTAATGGGTAATACAACACAGGGGAAAGTTAATGCTTTTAAAAGTAAATTAGAAGCGTTAGGTATTCAATTAGCAGATAATTTACTGCCACACATTAACGCTATACTGGACAAGGGAATGGCTTTAATTGACTGGTTTAGCAGTCTTGATGAAGAAACTCAAAAGACTATAATTTCAGTAGGTTTATTTGCAACAGCTTCGGGTGGGGCATTAAAAATCATTGGTGGCCTTACAAGTGGAGTAGGAAGTGTAGTTAAAACCTTGGGAAGTTTTAAAAAAGCGTTAGGAGATAGTATATCTTCTACAGATGGTGCAACAAAAGGAATAGGAATATTGGCTAATGGAATAACCAAACTAGGAATAGGAGTGCCTCAAGTTGCAGCTGCTTTAGGAGTTTTAAGTACTGGAGTTGTTGCATACAATGAATATCAAGATGCGATGAATAAAAAAGTCAATGAAGCAAAAGAAGATATGTCTTTATTAGAAAGAGCATTTTTAACGTTAAGTGGAGCAGAAGTTAAGAGTAAAGATGAATTAGTCAACTTAGGGATTGTGTATGATGATTTTAATAGTAATATATCTTCATCTTTCCAAGACGCAGTTAAAGAAATGACTTCTGATGTTAATAGTTTTAATCTCTCTCTAAGAGATATGAACCTAGATGGAGTTATTAGTGATAATGAAGTTAACAATGTTTTGGCAAGAGTTGGGACACTAATTGATGGTATAGAAAATACTATTAAATCTAATAGTTCTAATGTTCAAAATGCACTGTATGAAATGTATAACGCTGATGGCGTTATAGATGAAACAGAAGCTAACTTATTGACATATTGGAATAATAGAACAGAAACAGAAGTTAATAAAGCAAATGATTTAGAAAATGCTATAAAAGATATTTTAAATCAAGCACGAGGGCGAGAGTTAACCAATGAAGAAATTACAAGTATTCAAAATTATTATCAACAATTAAAACAATTAGAGTTGGAATTACAAGCAGACAATTCTTATGAATTGGAATATGCGAAATCTGAATTTCAGAATAGGCTTAAAACTTTAGATGCAGAAGGAGCACAAGAACTTTTAGAACAAAGATATAAGCAATATGAAGATGAAAGAATTTCTATCGAAAGTCACTATGACGCGATGATTGCTCAAGTTCAGGCCGGAAACACGGAATTAACAGAAGAAGATCAAAAGTTAATTTCTGATATGGAAGCTAAAAAACAAGAAAAATTAGCAGTAAATCAACAATATTGGGACGAAGCATATAATTATACTATTTCAGCAAATGAAAATCTCGTTGGCGTAATCAATAAATTCAACGGAGAGATATTACAATCTACTGACAAAAATTATTATGATAGATATGTATTAGCTCAACAAAATTTACAGGGGCTAAACGAGATAACTGAAACTGGTTATCAAACAATGCTAGATATTACTACGGGCAAATATGTTGATATGTATGCAGTAGTAAACGAAAAAACTGGACAACTGCAAGGGCTATATAATCTGAATACTGGTGCTGTATCAGCTATGAGTTCAGAAAGTGCTAAAGAAATTGAAAAATTGTATACTCAATGGGCTACAAGTTCCGAGGGTATAGTGACAAAGAATCTAGTATTACAAGGTTCTTATTTAGATACCTCTAACAATATAGTTACCAGTAATGGAAAGGTAATCGGAAGTTTGGGGCAAGTTCAAGACAAAGCTGGTAACTTACAAAGTGCAATTCTTGATCTAAACGGAAATCCGATTAAAGTAGGAGATAATGCTACTGAAGTTATTGAAAAACTTCAAAATACAAAAAGAGAAGTTAACAACTTAGATGGTTCAACAGCAACAGTTAAAGTAGATGACGCTGGTAGTATAAATAGCTTTGGCTCAAGATTGAAAAATATGTTTAGTAACCTTTTTGGTGGTGGAAAATCTTATGCAATAGGAACAAATAATGCACCGCAGGGAATACATACAGTAAATGAAAAAGGCTGGGAATTAATAGATGCTCCAAAGGGCAAAATGGCAGTTGGTTTAGGTCAAAGTGCTATTGGTGAAACTGCTTACTTGCCAAGAGGCACTAAAGTAAGAACTAATTTATCAAGTACAGAACTGATGATGAAAGAAATCAAAAAAGAAGTTTCTAGTCAAATTAGCAAGATAGATTTTAGCCATCAATATTATAAGCCACAACAGGTGCAAACTAGAGTACAAGAAACAACTGCTAAAGAACCAAACAATTCAGATAATGAATTATTAAATAGTATGAATACAATGATAACTTTATTAGCACAATTAGTTAATAAAGATACAGACATATATATAGACAGTAGAAAAGTAGGAAAAACATTGGCAACTGTAGTAGATGAACAAATAGCAAAAAGAGCGAGGGGGAGAATATAGGTGTACGATATAATAATAGATAATGTCTTTGCAACACAACATAATTTACATATTATAAATAGAGTTAATATCCCGGTATCGCAAAAAGAAATAGAAACTATCAATATCGCTGGGAGAAATGGGACACTAACTAAAGAATTAGGCTTTTTAGATAGAAGTATTACAGTTAATTTTAATTTTAAAACAAGGAACAGAGATGATAATATGTCTAAAAAGATAAGAAATATTACTTCATTGCTTTTAAATGCTAAAAAGATTAGTTTCACAGATGATAAAGAAGTGTATTATAAAGTTAAAGCAGTTTCTGTTAGCGATATAGAAAGAACTTTAAGAATGTTGGGAAGTTTTTCAGTTACATTTACCGTAGATCCTTTTGCTTATTATAGCCCTAATAGTAAAATTCTGCTTACTAATCATTCTAAAATTTACAATATAGGAACGTATGAAAGTGAGCCTTACATAAAAGTTTTTGGGACTGGCAATGTTACTTTAAATATAAACAATAAAGAATTAACTCTAAAAGATATAAATGAGTATATAGAAATAGATGCAGAACTCAAAGAAACATTTAAAGACAGTGTATCAAAGAATGATAAAAAAGTTGGAGAATATCCATTGTTCTTGATTGGAGAAAATACAATTAGTTGGACTGGAAATATTACTAAGATAGAAATTGAGCCTAGATGGAGGTTTTTATGATTACATTATATAAATATAATGAAACAGATTTTAACCATGATGGCATTGGTATTTTAAAAGATACTATTAGTTGTATAGTAGAAAGAGAACTGAATGGAAATTGGTTTTTAAACTTAGAATATTTATTGATTGGTGATAAAGCAGATCTTATAAAAGAACATTGTATTTTAAAAGTGCCTACTCCGAGCGGTTTACAATTATTTAGAATAAAAGAAATTGAAAAGGATATGGAAAGCATTAATGTATATGCTGAACATATCTTTTTTGATTTAGCAAAAAACTTCATAAGAGATACTAATATAGTTGCAAAGACTAGAAGTGAAGCAATTAAGCAAATATTAAACAGCACATTGAATCCACACAAATTTAAGTATGTAGGAACAGATAACAATACTACGCAAAAGAATTTACGAATAGTTAGAAAAGATGGTGTATCAGCCCTATTAGGTAGTGAAGATAATACAGTTGTGAACCGATATGGAGGGGAAATTGATATAGACAACTTCAATATTAGTTCAAAAGACCAAATAGGTAAGAATACTAATTTAGTTATTGAATATGCTAAAAATATGACTGGAATATTAGAAACTGTAGATATGTCAGAGGTAACAACGAGAATAGTGCCGCAGGGGGCAAATGAATTACTGCTTCCTGAATATTTTATAGATTCTCCTTATGTTGGGTCATATTATCAGCCATTGGTGGCTCATATGGAATTTAGCGAGGTTGAAGTTGTTAGCAAAGATGAAGCAACAGCGGACAAGCCAGAGTTTTCTCAAGAACAAGCATATGCAGAGCTTAGGAGATTAGTAAAAGAACTGTATGACAATGGGATAGATAAACCTAACTACACTTATGATATTAGCTTCATTGATTTATCGAACACAGTTGAATATAAGTCTTTTAAAGATATGTTTTCACTTGATCTCGGTGATATAGTGAGAGTTAGACATAGAGATATGAATTTAGACTTAGACTGTAGAATCAGAAATTATAGATATAATTCATTAATTAATGAGTTTGAAAATCTGCAAGTTGGAACTATTAAAAAAAGTATATCTTTAAATATACAAAAAGTACAAGCTGAAGTTATTTCAACAAAAGAAAATATTTTATTTCAAGTATCAGATGTAAATAATAAATTAACATCAAAGATAGAAATTACAGAAAAAGAGATAAGACAAGAAGTTACAGATACTAAGAATAATTTACAAAGTTCCATAACTCAAACTGCTAAAGAAATAAGACAAGAAGTTACAGACGCAGACAACAAATTACAAACACAAGTTACTACTACTGCTAATAGCTTTAACATATTGGCTGGTAAGTATAATAGTGGTCAGCTCGTTGGAACTAATTACAACTTTAGCGGAACTGGTTTTACGATAGGTGCAACAGACGGAAGTACAACAGCTACACATACTTCTAGTTATTCTGAATGGAGGCATGGAAATAGTTCAAGTAGAGCAGATGCAAATGGGTTTAGTAGAGATGGACATCCATACACACATTTAATTGAGTTTGGAACAGCTTTCGTGGGTGGTAGTGTCGGGACACATCCCGCTATTCAAACTATACAACTGCCCGATATATGGAAAAACAAAACTTTTAAAGTCTTGGTTAGTATGAAGAATACTGGAGGAGGACTTGCGAATGAGTGGGTTAAAAGAACGTTTCTAGATGTTGTGTCAATAGACCAAGCAACAGCAACTTTCAAAGTGCGAGGGTATTGGACTTCTATAACATCAACAGGTGTAGAGAATGAAAAAGAATTAGAATTTAGCTGGTTAGCCATTGGGGGCTAGACACTAGAAAGGAGATAAGATGGATTTTAAAAGTTTAGCAAAAGAAATTATCATAGACGTAGAACAATTTCATATTCCTGATATTGATGCCAAACAACACGATTTAAAATCAAGATTTTTAAAGATAAAGTTGTTTAATGAAGCTAAAGAGTTCAATGTTAATGATAGAGATTTAGCTTTTAAGTTTTTCGCTAGGAAGCCAGATGGAACAGAAGTTTTTAATAATTGTACCGTAGAAAATAACTTTGTAGTAATTGAATTAACATCTCAAACATTAGCAGTTGCTGGGAAAGTAAAAGCTGAATTGATGATAACAGGCAGAGCAAATGGAGAAGTCTTAACAACTAAGCCTTTCATAATTAATGTTATTGAATCTATTAATAGTCAAAGTGCTATAGAGTCTACCAATGAATACTCTGTAATCATGAATATAGTTAAAGAATTGGAAGAATACTGGCGAATACATAGATACTATTCCGTGTATGATGTGAAATCAGATATTGTAACTGTGCCCGTTAATATTGCAGAACTAACCAGAGAAGATGGTGTTAATGTGTACTTGAACGGAGTAAGGCTAATTGAGAATGTTGAATTTAGAATAGATTTTACAGCAGCACCGACTTGCGTCAATTTAAGAGGGAATTGGACAAATGGCGATCAGCTTTATTTTGAGTTTCTGCGTAGAGTCAAGGGCAAAACTACAGGGACTGACGGGGGCAATGTTACGTCAATTTCAGCTAATAAAGTTGCTATTCAACCTGCAGTTTTTAACAAAAGTAATGCTCAAGAAGTGTTGACTTATCTAAAAACTGATATTGTTGGTGGTGATAATTTAAATAGTTTACAAACTGCAAATAAAACTAATTTTATTAATGCAATAAATGAATTAGTACAGAGAGTTGTAAAGTTAGAGGCTACAAATGGTAACAGAGCATTAACTAGAAATAGTCATATATATACATTAACTCAAGCAACTGCTTCTTTGACATTACCTGTTTCTTTAAACTACAACAGAAATACAGACTTATTACAAGTATACATTGCTGGGGCAAAAGTAAGCTCAAATGGATATGTATATAATGCTGATACTAATACTATAAACTGTAGCCAAGGGACTTGGGATATAGGAACAGAAATATTAATAGAAGTTATAAAAAATATATAGAAAAGGGAGATGTAAAAAATAATGGACGCTATACAATTAGTTAGAAAACAAGCTACGCAAGACGCAAGTATAAAAGCAGTTACTGACGAGGTAACTTCTGCTAGAACAGGGAAAACTGGTACAGCACACACAACACTAAAAGAAAGAATTGACGCAATTGAAACTAAAGTCAACACAATGCCACCTGCAAACAATATAATAACAACTGCAGGCGGACAAACCATTAACGGAAATTTAAGTGCAAACACTTTTATTGGAGATTTACAAGGAAATGCTGCAACTGCAAGTAAAGTAAATAATAAGTTGACTATAAATGGGGTTGCTTATGACGGTTCAGCAGCTGCAACAATAAATGTTGCTCCTACTAACCATACGCATACTGGATCACAAGTTACTTTAACTGGCTATAATAAAGGGACTACTGCAACAGCTTTAGCGCCTACAGATACTGTAAATTCAGCACTTGCTAAATTAGAAAATCAAATTGCTAATAAAACTTTAAAAGTAACTAAATCAGTATCATATGTTAATCATATTGTACAAGCTAATAATAAAGTTATAACTCAACAACTAGCAAATTATACAAATGGGGACATTGTTGAAGTATACATAAGTGGTGTTTTATTAAGACCAGAGTATCACTATAAGCTATCTTTTGCTGGAACTACTGCAACACTAACAACAGATAATACTACAACAGGAAATACACAAGGCTGGTTACAAGGTGAGCATATCACATTTAAAATATTAAAAATTAATTAATTAGAAAGGAGGTGAAAAAATGAGCGGTTTAAAGCTAGTAAGACATCAAGCTGAACAAGATAAATTAATAGAAGCTCGTGTCAAGAAAGCTGGAGATACAATGACAGGCAACTTAACTATGAGTGGGGCTGCAAAAGTGGTGGGTAATCTGCAAGGAAATTCAGATACAGCAACAAGATTACAAACTGCTAGAAATATTAGTATAAATGGAGTTGCAAGGAGTTTCAATGGAACTGGCAATATAGGCTGGACGCTAGGAGAAATAGGTGCTGCTGCAACTAATCATAATCATACTTCAAATTCTATCACTGCTATGACAAGTTATACAAAACCTGCAACTACTGGAGCTATAGCAACAACAGATTCATTAAATACTGCTATAGGAAAACTTGAAAAAGGCTTAGAGTCTAAAGCTAACAGTAATCATACTCATAATTATTTACCATTGACTGGTGGAACTATGTCGGGAAATATTTTATGCAATGCAAATAATACATTAAAAATCGGTTCAGATACTGCAAGATTTAACACTATATATTCTAGCATATTAGACTTAGGAAACTCGACTGGAGTGTATTCCACAGGGAACTATAGATTAGCATTAATGTGTGGCAGACAACAAGGTGGAGAAGCAGGAGAATTATTCTTTACCCATAATGGGACAACTTATCACTTTGAACCAAAATGGCCGGGAGAAGTAGCATTACAACAATCAACTGGTTTAGGTAGAAGTACTAGAAAATGGAGAGATGTGTGGTCGCACGCTGGTACTCTGCAAACTTCCGATATAACTATGAAAGAGAGTGTTAAAAAAGTTGTTTCAGAAAATGATACTTTCAAAATTGATAAAAACGATACAAATGACATTTCTAATATATCTAGCGATTCTATCTTTGAAACAGTAAAAAGTATTCAACCAATTACATTTAATTATAAAGGTTCGCAAAATGCTGAAAGAACTGTAAACAACGATAATAAACAAGATGAGTATATGCAAGTAGCTAGGCAACTAGGCATATCTGCACAAGAGTTAGAAAAAATCAATCCTGCTCTATTTGAATATGTTGGAGTAAAAACTGAAGTTGAAAATGAAGCAGGTGAAAAAGTGCAAAGCTATTCTATTAAAACATTAGCTTTTTCTAATATGATATTAGTTGCATTACAAGAAGAAATTAAATATAGAGATAAGCAAATAGCATTATTAGAAGAAAAAATTAAATCATTAGAAAAGAAAGTTGATGCTTTGATTCCATAGAGGGGAGGTGAAAAAATGGCTAAAGATTTAGCAAATTTACCTGTTTACGTTGGCTCTCGATCAGAAGAATTTTTAAATTATATTGTTGGCAGAGCTACAGATTTAAATTCGCTTCCTGTTCCAAATTCTCGAATAGAGGAGTATTTAGAGTATCTATGCTACAACGGGGGAGCTGGTGGTGGAGCAGATACTA